TAATGAACATCGTTCATCAATGCGCTGTCAGTTTGACAATGAGTAAGGCGGCTGTTATATTGTAAGTGTCAGTTAAACAAGTCAAAGGAGACTACCATGTTCTACGTAATCAAATATTACCAGCGCAACAAAGAAACCGGGGTTTACGAACTTAAACATATGCACTGTGACACGATCAAAGCAGCATGCGAGTATCTTCAATTCATGGAAAAACATCCCTCTTACGTTTTCGTCTCCATGAAGAAAGTAGGCTGATTATGATACATCAGGTAGAATGCTGGGACTATAAAGAAGATTTCACAGCAGAAAAGCCACCAACCACTCTAGAGTATATCATAGACTTCGACATGACAGATGTATGTCTCTATGACACTTTTGCGACATTTGATATAATCGTAGTACGTCCCACTGCCATGAAAGAACATGGTCGAGTGGCGATACAATCACGTTATTATGTTATCGACAACACATGGATGGATTGGCGATGAACCCGGAAACCTTGCTTGCCATCATAGCATATGCAATCGGAATGGTTTACATTTGCAGGAGGTATCGATGAAACAAGAAAAGCAAGATTATTTAAATGGATACGAGCTTTCAAAGCTTCATGACTTCATCAAAGCGAACGGTGATATGCACGAGCATGGAAGCGTTCCTAAACATTTGAGCTATTGGGCTGAAAAAGGCTATATAGCTGGCATAGATGAAAGGGAGTTTAAAAGGGATTTAATTCTATATTTTTAAATTTAGATTTGTGAAGATTCTATGAAAAGACCGAATTCCAGTCTTTTCGCTTTTCACGGGTGTATAATGGATATCGTCAAAGCAAGCCGACCGTTCAAAGGAGATTACATTATGGCTGCTATCACCCGGACTTTCAAGAGTTTCGAGCTGACCGCGTACGAACTGGATGATTCGATCCCGCCCAGCGTGCGCACTGTCGCCCAGTGCGTCGTGCTGGACACCAACATGAACGCCCGCAAAGCCCGTATCGCCTTCCGCGATGCCGGCGCGGCGCTTCCCAAGAACTGCACGATCAAGTGGGTCGAAGACGAGGAGAAGACCTATTCCATGCCCGTGGAAACTTTCCTTGAGAACGCTACCGTCATCGACGCTTAAACCATCTGACTAGAAGGAGAAAACCATGCCTGAGAACAAAGACATCGCCATCGCCGAGGAAATGCCCGTCAACGACCTCGCACCTGCCCGCACGTACGCCATCGCCGAGCTTGCCAAGCCCGAGGACAACACGTTCTGCTCGGTGAACCCGGAACTTGGAGCGGATGCCAAGAAGCTGATCTACAACGCGTCCAACAACCCGACGCACAAGATCGACGACTTCATCAACAAGCAGATCGCGCTGAAAGACCTGTTCGTGGAGATCATCGAAATCGCAGACGAGGACGGCACCGTGGAGCAAGCCCCGCGCATCGTCCTCATCGACGACAAGGGCGAGAGCTACCAGTGCGTGTCAAACGGCGTGTGGGGGTCGCTCAAGAAGATGTTCGCCGTCTACGGAGCGCCAACCTACGAGGAGCCTATCAACGTGGTCGTCAAGCAGGTGAAGGTTAAGCGCGGCACGATGCTCACCCTCGAAGTCGCTTAAAGTTCTCAATCACAGGCCGCACCCAGCGTGCGGCCTTTTTTCAGGAGGAGCCATGTTGTCGCTTGCAGACAAGGATTTGATGGAGCAGTTCGTCGCGGACTCGTTAAACAGGGTGTTGAAAAAAGAGCTATGGGCGCATGCCGTCGTCCCGCAAGGCGTGGCCGTTTTCAAGCGCCATCATAACGGGCGCATCGAATATATGTTCACCAAGGACGACAAGTTCGATATGAAGCGGGACGACATAAACGACCTGCGCGAGCTTGTGCGCCGCTACGTCATAGACGATTATATCGGACTCGTCTTCGTCATGCATTCGCAAGCGCTGAAAACGGTTTCCAAGCATATCAAATATCGTTATTGAAAGGAGGTATGATATGCCTACGAAAGACGGGGTGTTCTACGAGCTTTCCGATTCGCCCTATCGCGCGCTCTACGGCGATTACACGTTCCACTTTTCAAGCCGCAAGCATCAGGAAAGCTTCCTCGATAAGCTGCCGGTTCGGGTCGAATGGCTGTGCGACAGTTTTTCGAAGCGCTTCAAGTTCGAAATCGACGCTCGGTTAATCGCAGTGTTCCAGCTGTATTTCCAGGTCGAGACGCGCGGTTGTTATGTTAAAACGGTTGATGGTGAGGTGTTGAGATGCAAGCAGAACCTAAGATTGCATGGACTAAAAGCCAGCGTGCAAGGCTCAACTCAGCCGTGCGAAAGTACAATAATGCGATTCGACGCGCCCAGCGAGCCGTTCCAGCCAATGCCCCCTTTCTCCCGGCACAAGTAAGTTATCAGGATCTGAAAGCATCCATCAATAGCGCGCGGACGCTGAACAACACGGTCAACCGCCTGTTGCGAGTCACGCGTCCGCGAGCTCTGGAGCTTGCCAGCGTGGGAGACGGAGGTATCGTTACCCGTTACGAGGTGAGCGAGTTTCGAATCGCCAAAGCTGTGAACGAGCGCCGCAAGAGCTTGCGCCGCAAGAAGCTCGGCATCGATTACGGTCAGACGCTCGGGCGGATGGGCACCATCCAGCAGAACAACCTCGCACCCGACACCCGAAGCGCACGAGACTTCTCGCCCGCCGGTCTCAAACGGTTTTTGCAGCGCGCCGAGCGGATGATGGCAACGGCGAACATAGATAAGATGCGCCTGTACTACAAGAACTACATTACCGCGCTCGGCACCGTGTTCGGCGGGTACCCGGAATACGATGCGGCCATCGACTCCATTGCCCAGAAGATCAAGGCCATGATGAGGGACGAGCCTGACAGACTCCTCGATTTCTTCGAGTCAGGAGACGAGATTCTGCACATAGAATACATCTACGAGCCGCAGGATCGCGACACCAAGCTGTATTATTTGGTTGAGCGCTGGAAGATGCTATGAGATGCGATATTTCACGGCTGACTTCGAGACGACAGCCGACGATCTGACAGAAACGCGTGTATGGGCGTGGGCTGTCTGCACCTTGAAAACCTATGATATAAAGCATGGAACCGATATCGACGGGTTTCTCAGATGGTGCGAGTGCGCCCCTAACGCCCGAGTGTATTTTCACAACTTGAAGTTCGACGGGAAATTCCTCATAGACCATTTGTTGAAGTCAGGGTGGGAGTGGTCTGAATCGTCTCACGCGGGAATGCCGTACACTTTTACCACGTTGATATCGGACATGAACCAGTTCTACAGCATCAAACTTCATTATAAGAAAGGGCATTTCGTAGAGTTCTGCGACTCGTTGAAGATCATACCCCTTCCCGTTGCCAAGATTCCCGAAGCGTTCGGTTTCGAGGCGCATGAATCCAAGCTCGAAATCGACTACACAGAGCATCGAGAGGTCGGCCACGAGCTTACGCAAGAGGAAATCGACTACATTTCGGCAGACGTGAGGATCGTCGCGCGAGCGCTTGGGGTGCTGATCGATCACGGTGCTACCAAGATCACGGCGGGATCGAACGCCATCGCCGAGTACAAGAAGACGATAGGAGGCGAGAAGGGTTTCAGGCGCATGTTTCCCGTGTGCGACTACGACGCTGAGATACGCCCGTGCTACAAGGGAGGATTCACCTACGTCAACCCCGATTTCAAAGGGCGCGACATCGGGGAGGGAATCGTCCTGGACGTTAACAGCCTCTACCCTTCCGTCATGGCCGGAGTCGGAGGCGAGATCCTGCCGTACGGCGATCCGGTTCTTTTCGAAGGGGAGTACGTCCCGGATCCTCGATACCCGCTCTACATACAGACCGTGTCCGTCGACTTCAAGCTCAAGCCCGGCTTCATCCCTTGCTTGCAGCTCAAAGGCAATTTGAGCTTCATGCCGACCGAATACGTAGTCGATTCCAAAGGAGAGCAGACGCTGGTATTGACAAGCGTCGACTTGGCGCTTCTGCGCGACCACTACGACATCTATTCCATCCGCTACGGCAAAGGCTGGAAGTTCAAGGCATCGAACAAGCTCTTCTACGATTTCATCATGACGGCCAACGAGGAGAAGGTGCATGCGGCCGAGGAGGGAAACGCCGGCAAGCGGTACATGGCGAAGCTCAAGATGAACTCCTCGTACGGGAAGATGGCGACGCATCCGGTCAAACGGAGCCGCCGGCCGGTCATGTGCGAGGACGGCATAGTGCGCTACCCGCTGCTCGAGCCGGAAGAGACCGACGGCATGTACCTGCCGGCCGGGGCTTTCATCACGGCATGGGCGAGAAACAAGACGATACGGAGCGCGCAGAAGGTGAAGGATCGTTTCCTCTACGCCGACACCGATTCTCTTCATCTGGTCGGAACCGAGATCCCGGAAGAGCTTGACGTGAACGATTACCGTCTGGGAGCGTGGAAGCTCGAAAGCACGTTTCAGCGCGCCAGGTTCCTGCGCCCGAAGACCTATATCGAGGACGAGGGCGGCAAGCTCACCGTGCATTGCGCGGGGCTGCCCGAATCGTGCCATCCTCACGTCACATGGGATAATTTCCATGTCGGTGCGAAATTCCCGGGAAAACTCTATCCCAAGACCGTAAAAGGCGGTATTATACTATACGAAGGTGATTTTGTCATCAGAAAGGAGACAGGCTTATGAGCAGGTACCAACCGAGCCTCCGCGAGCTGGCCATGGAGCCGGACGAGGACAAGCGGCTCGAGATGGCGGCGCGAATCGACGAGGACGCGGCGGAACTCGACGACCGCTGGGACGAGCGCGAGGGCTGGCGAAACGAGCGCGAGGAGTGGGACGCGGAGCGCGACCGCCTGAACGCGGAGCTAGACGAGGCCATCGCCGAGCGCGACCGCTACCGCGAGGAGCGCGATGAGTCGCGCCGCAAGTACGCAGACCGTTTCTTCGCCGTCGAAGGCCAGACGCTGCTCCATGCGAACGAGGTAGGCGAGGAAGCTCGGCGCGAGCCGATCCGCTCAGCCGACGAGATTTGGGATTAAGGAGATATTATGGCAGTGAAGCAACCTAACATGAAAGCCGCCGATTCGCCGATCGTCATGAAGACCGGCGATACGGCAGCGCGCGAAACCGCCGCGCAGAAGGCTGTGGAGGCGACCATCAACGAGACCCCGGAGGTAGCGTCCGCGCTCGCGGCTCGCGGGATCCCGGCGACTTACGACTCGAACAATCGCGCCTACGTGGAGCTTGCGGGAACCACCGACGAGATCCACGCCATCGGCGAGTACCTGACGAGCTACCAGCCCGCGCGAAACGCGTTTCTGAACGCGCTCGTGAACCGCATCGGCCTCACCATCGTGACCTCCAAGCTGTACCGCAACCCCTGGGCGGTGTTCAAGCGCGGGTACCTCGAGTTCGGAGACACGATCGAGGAAATCTTCGTCAACCTCGCCGACGTTCACGGCTTCTACCCCGAGGGCGCGGAAGACACGTTCGCCAAGCGCGAGCTTCCCGACGTGCGCACCGCGTTCCACCGTATGAACTTCCAGAAGTTCTACAAGACGACCGTCTCCTCCCAGCAGCTGCGCCAGGCGTTCCTGTCCTGGACGGGCGTTAGCGACCTGATCGCGCGCATCATCGAGTCTCTCTACACCAGCGCCAACACGGACGAGTACTACGTCATGCGCTACTTCCTGGCCAAGTGCCTCCTCAACGGCTATATCGGCTCGGTGGAGATTCCCGCAATCGGCAAGGACAACGCGATCGACATCGCCACGCAGTTCCAGTACATGTCCGACCTGTTCCAGTACCAGTCGACCAAGTACAACATGGCGGGCGTGACCACGCACACGGACTTCGAAGACCAGTACTTCATCGTCACGGCCAAGTTCAAGGCCACCATGAACATGAACGTGCTGGCCACCGCGTTCAACTTGGAGTACCGCGAGTTCCAGGCGCACATGATCACGGTCGACACGTTCACCGACTTCGACTGGGTTCGCATGGACGCGCTCTTCACCGACCCGGCCACCGGACAGCTCGACCCCAACTACCACCGCTTCACGCAAGAGGAGATCACGCTGCTCGAGTCCGTGCCGGCGGTGCTGGTGTCGCGCGATTGGTGGATGGTTCTGGACAACTACGTGGAGGCCGCGCAGTGGTTCAACGGAGAAGGCCTGTACTGGAACCATTGGCACCATGTGTGGAAGACCATCAGCTGCTCGCCGTTCGGACAGGCGGCCGCCTTCACCCCGACCGCCCCGACCATCACGAGCGTGACGGTCACGCCGGAGACGGCCACCCTTTCCAAGGGCGCGGATCTGCAGCTGAGCGCGGCCGTGGTCGGCACCGGCATCGTGAACCAGGGCGTGCAGTGGACGGTGACCGGAGGCGCTGCATCCGGAACGACCGTCACCAACGGCGGGTACCTGCACGTGGCGGCCAACGAGACGGCGAAGACGCTCACCGTCACGGCAACCTCCATCCAGGACGGCACGAAGACGGGCGAATCCACCATCACCGTCACCGCATAGCCTATGTTCCATCGAGGGCGGGATTCTTTTCCCGCCCTCCTTTCCGAAGGAGGTGAGAAATGTACCAGCCCAGCACGGAGATCCGCATAGGCACGGTTCCGTGGAACCCGAACTACAAGCACGTTCGCTGGTATCCGAACCTGAACGCCCAGATGGGAGGCATCGCCTCGTTCATGGACGCTAAGCGGACGATATCAACCTACACGTACCAGCGCCTGGAATCGGCTATCGACGTGGACGGCAACCCCGAGCAATACTACAATTACAACTACGTGATGTTCCAGAACGAGAACTTCGGGACTAAGTGGTTCTACGCGTTCATCACGCGTGCAGAGTACAAGACGGCGAACACGACGCGCTTGCACTTGGAGCTGGATTACGTGCAGACCTACATGTTCGACTACGACTTGAAGCCGTGCTTCGTGGAGCGCGAGCATGTGAACGACGACGCGATAGGCGCTCACGTCAAGGACGAGGGAATCGACCCGGGCGAGCTTAAATGCGTGTACTCCGTAATCGACAACGAGGACATGGATTGCTACATGGTCGTTGCCAGCGCCGTGGAGCCGCTGAAGGACGGAACGTACGTCAACAACGGCGGGGACAAGTACATGGGCGTTACCAGCGGGACGAGCTTGTCGGTGTTTTTGACCGTGGACGACTTCAAGGGCTTTATGAAGGCGTTGTCCGACAACGGCCAGCAGGACGCGGTGAGCCAGGTCTACATGGTGCCGCGCGCCGCCATCCCGACTATCGTCAAGAAGACCGACGGGTGGGGATACTGGGTGGACTCGAACGCGGCCACGCCCCAGGTAACGAAGGACTACGCGCTCGGCTTCACCAGCCTCGACGGCTACGTCCCCAAGAACAACAAGATGTTCTGCTATCCGTTCCAGTACGCTGAAGTGACCAACTTCACCGGAGCCGACCAGCAGTTCCGACTCGAATTCTGCGGAACGCCCGGAACGCTGAGCTTGCAGAAGACCGGCGGGTGCGATGCGAACTCGCGTCTGGCCTACATCCCGCTGAACTACAACGGGGTGAACCGCTTCGTCGAAGGAGCCGTCTACTTGGAGAAGTACCCCACTTGCAACTGGGTGTACCAGGCGTTCGCCAACATGCTCGGCGCGTCCCAGGTGGACACGTCGTTCGGATTGTCGTTCAACTCGATGAGCCAGCTGCCGTACGTCAATTCGTTCATCGACTCCACGCAGAACATCATCGGAGGGGCTCTACAAGGCCTGTCTTCGGGAAACGTCGCCGGGGCTGCCGCGAGCATGATCAACTCCACGATCAACGGAGCGCAAGACCTTACGAACACCTTCGCGAACTTCTCGAAAGCATCGAAGACCCCGAACACGCAGCGCGGAGGCACTAACTCGACTACCGCGCTCGTGAACTTCGGAACCTACACGATAGGCGTTCGCAAGTACACGTGCCGAGCCGAGATAGCCCGCCAGATCGACGACTTTTTGAGCGTGTACGGCTACAACGTTTCCGTCGTGAAAACGCCGAACATCACGGGGCGCGCTTCATGGAACTACGTGAAGACAGTTGCCGCGAACATGAGCGGATCGGTTCCGGCCGGATACCTGGCGATGTTCAACAGGCTGCTCGACTCCGGAGTCACGTTCTGGCACACGGACGACGTGGGCAACTACAGTTTGGGCAATGCTATAATATAAGAAAGGAGGTATGCATGAACCCTATCCAATCCACTACCACCCCTTACGGACTTCCCTGGGGCAACATGCCCAAGAACGCGCGTAAATCCGCTCGAGAGCTGGACAACGTCGCCATGAACTCGCAAACGATGTTCCTCTGGCAGATGCGCCTGTACGAGCTGGCGATGAGCGTTTTCGAGTGGGAGAACCTGCCGGAGGGCATCAACGAGCGCCAGATCGAGTGGTGGCTGCTTCGCGACGGATTCTGCGTGTTCCTGCACGACGAGGATATCGCGCTCGACCCGATCCAGCGCAGCCCGGAAGGCTACGCCATCATGCAGTGCATGTTGGAGGGAAACTTCGACATCTACTCGCAGCCGGTGAACCGCATAGCCTACTCGGTGATGGGAGTCAACATCCCGCTCACCATCGAGAACTCCGTCATAATCTGGAATTCGAACTTGCGCGTGCCTACCTGGTTCGCGCTCAACATGTACGCCAAGAAGCTGTGGGCGATAGACCGGGCGATCGATGTGAACGTGTACCAGCAGAAGACCCCGCGCGTGGTGAAATGCTCGCAGAAGCAGCGCCTGAGCTTCGAGAACATGATGGCGCAGGTGGACGAGTACAAACCCCTCATCATGACGGACAAGGACTTCGACCTCGAATCCATCGACATCCTCGACAACTCGTCGCCGTACGTGGCAGAGCAGCTCTACGAACTCAAAGACAAGTACTGGAAGGAAGCGCTCGGTTTCCTCGGAATCGCCAGCTCCGAGTCCAAGTCGGAGCGCGTCATCGTGGACGAGATGCTCGCCAGCCTCGGCGGCACGGAGGCGCAGCGGCTGTGCCGCCTCGAATCCCGGCAGTTCGCGTGCAAGCAGATAAACGAGATCTTCGGTCTCGACGTTGACGTTCATTTCCGCGTGTCGGAGAAGCGCCAAGAGGAGCAGTGGGCTATCGCCGACGGAGAGTTCGACGAAAGCAAGTACGCGGAAGAGAACGGGATCGAGGTGAACGGAGAATGAGCAAGTACAGCTTGCAGCTTCGATGGCTCGTCGAGCAGACGCTTGCAAACGGCGGCTGGGATCTGCACGAGGACAACTGGAACAACGCCTACGACAAGCTAGGGCTGGCCGACTACCCGATCTTCGACGAAGCGTACCGCAATACGCTGAACAACAAGATAATACGCCATTACTGGATGTACGAGATCGGTTCTGAAACAGCCGGCCTTTTCCGCTGGAACCTGCGCGATGCGATGTTCCTCATCATGCCGTACTACAATCAGATGTATCTGTCGGAGATCACGGCGAAGGGGATCCAGCCCCTCATCGACCACACGCGGACGATCACGGAAGACGCGACCGGCACCGCCTCGAATGCCGCGAACACCAGCGCGACATCTACCAGCAACGCGCAGGACATTTTCAGCGACACGCCTATGAGCGCTCTCAACTTCGACAACATCAAGGCGGGAAACTACGCGTCCACGGCGGACTTCACCGACGCTTCCACGACCGATTCCGGCAAATCGGATTCGAGCGGCAGCTACGACAACAAGCTGTCGCGCACGGAGACCGGGCACGACAAAGCGGAATCCGAACTGCTCTTGATTTGGCGAGACACGTTCGTTAATATAGACCGTGACGTAGTGGAAGACAAAGCGCTGCGCGAATGCTTCATGACGATATGGTAAGGAGGAGCGCATGAACCAGCCCACACCGGACGTAGCGCCGTTTCGCTACTACGTGCAAATGGTTCTGCCGGCCGTCTACGGCGACGAGCTGAGCTATTACGAGGTGCTTGCCAAGGTGACCGAAAAGCTCAACGAGGTGATCGAGAACCTGAACAAGCAAGGCCAGAACGTGAACGATCTGATGGTGTTCTACAACCAGCTGAAAGCGCGGGTGGACGCGCTTGAAAACGAGGTGGACGCGATCAAGAACGGCGAGTACGTGCATCTGTACCTGGATTCGATCGTCAACTGGATAGATGCGAACCTGCAATGCCTGGTGGCGCGCATCGTGAAGTTCGTATGCTTCGGCCTGGGAGACGACGGGCATTTCAAGGCGTACATCCCCGCCACTTGGCAGTTCCTGCAGTTCGACACGGGCATGAACCCCGACGACTCGACCACGTACGGCCACTTGATCGTCAAATGGTAAAGGAGAGAGAAATGGCAGAATCGACCAAGAACATGACGGTTGGCGCGGGTAGCGCCAGTGCGAGCGTCACCGCTACCGTCACCGACCAGATGCCGGGCGTTCCCTGCCCGACGACTCCGGGCTACACGTATACGGGCATGCGCTACGTGCCCGTGTTCGCCGACCCTCCGGAGTGGTCTAGCGCGAACACGTACGAAGCATTGGAGATCGTCGTTCACGAGGGGAATTCGTATACTTCGAAGATTCCCGTGCCTGTGGGCATCGATATATCGAACGGCCGATATTGGGTTCTCACCGGGAACTACAATGCTCAGGTCGAAAGCTACCGCAAGGAAGTGGAGGCGCTTAAGGCATCCACCGAGAAAGGATTTTCCGACATCCGGGCTTACGTGGCTCAAGAGGTGGATACGACGGCCGTGTATATCGGCAACTCTTATACCGATGGGGTGGGCGGCACGTCGTCCGGCGGTCTTTTCGGTCAGACCAGCAAGATGTTCACGAATGCGTTCAAATACACTTCCAGCGGCGCGGGCTTCCTGATCAACAGCGTGACGACCGAATCTTTCAACGACCTTTTGAACAAAGCCATACAGGATACGAAGGTGACAAATAGCGAAGTCACGCACTTGATCCTCATCGGCGCATGGGGAGACTCCCGAAGCCTGGCCGAACTTGGAGCGACCAACTGGATAAACCAGGAACAGGCGGCTATGAAGACGCTCGCCGACAACGCGAAGGCGAATTTCCCGAATCTTCGAAGGATCGTCTACTATTGGGCTGAATCCAGGCGAATCCCGATCATCAATACGGGCGGCGCATTCGATTCTCCCGAATGGAGCTACCGAGTCCACAACAACATCGACTTCATGACGCGCAAGAGCGGAATCGAATACGGCGGATGGATAGGATGGTCTATCTGGCAGAATCAAACGGCGTTCTCTGCCGACAGCTACCACCCCAACGATATCGGGTACGGCATCATGGGCGAGCAGTTGATCAAATCTTTCCATGGGGACTTGGAATATTTCGCGCGCACCTGCCAAGTGAAGGATGCGTATTCATCGATCATTCCGGGAATAACCGGCGATATCCTTATCACGGATTACCCCGATAGGACGCTGTACTCTTTCAACAACATCAACATGAACGGGATCCCGGACACGTTCACGATCATGCCTTTCAACACGGCAACGGTTCTATCGACTCTGTTCAATGGGGCGGATAAGACAATGCCGAGCCAGTATTGCCCTTATGCTCAGAAATCGGAGGTAACGCCCGTGGACGGAGTGATGGTGCCTTCGATCAGCCGACCGAATGCGGACACCAACTTTTCGCTCAGAATCGGAACTCGAATCAATTCCGGGAACATAGAGATATACGGCATCCAGTACAACAATTCGTTTCCGACTGATAAAACCAACCTTCCTATCTCTACCTATTCGGTGTATAACCCGAAGACTTTCATTCTTCCCCATAACCCCTATTACATTCAGAAATAGGAGAGAAGATGGCAGACGAGCCGACAGGCGGGGGCAACCCCAACTTCTTCAAGATATTCAAGGGGGCGTATCTGCACGCCCCCTCCCCGGAGGCTATTTTCACAAGCGCCAAGCTGATGCTGTCATGTGTCAACGACGTGCAGTTCATGGGCGACTGCATGGTGATGGGTTACACACCAGGCGCTGCTCTGACGGTGCTACCACCGGAATGCCGACCTCCGACCGAGGTTCGCATCCCTGTCGTCGTGGATACGAAGCTTGACGTTCTAGCCGTCCAGACCAACGGCACCGTCTCGCTCAACGCGACTACCGACGGGATGGTGTACCTGTCCGGGGTGTCGTTCAATATAAGCTCGAATTGGTATGCGAATTAGGAGGAATTAAACATGGATGTTAACGATATTGTCACTCTTATCGGTAGTCTGGGCTTCCCTATCGTGGCTTGCGTGGGCATGTTTTACTTGTACAATCGTACTCTTAAGGACTTTACTAGCACACTTGACGACATTGCGAACGAGATTAAGGAGCTACGGGAAGAACTTAAAGAGCTGATAAAAAATGCTTAGGGGCATCGACATATCCAACTGGCAAGCGGGGTTGGACGCGGATTCGGTGTTCCCTAACGTGGACTTCGTGATCTGCAAGGCTACCGAGGGCGTGGGTTTCGTGGACGGGTACTGCGACAGCTGGGTGCAATGGTGCCGCGCTCACGGAAAGCCCTGGGGATTCTACCATTTCGCGAATGTGAATTCTCCCGCCATGGAAGCGACGCACTTCATCAACAACACCTCTAACTACTTCGGCGAAGGCGTTCCGGTGCTTGACTGGGAGGGCGGCCAATCGGTTGAGTGGGTCAACGAGTTCGTGCGCGTCGTGCATGATCAGACGGGCATCTGGCCTTGGATCTACGCCAACCCCTGGCGCTTCAACCAGGGCGGCGTGGAGCAGAACTGCATGCGCTGGATCGCGAGCTACCCGGACGTGCTTCGCCCGGGACTCGACTACGACCCCGGCGAGCCTCCGGAGACGGACGGCCTCGTCGGCTGCTGGCAGTACGCGTCCGACGGGCAGGTGCCCGGATACGCGGGCAACCTGGACGTGAATCGCTTCTTCGGAAGCGTCGGCGCGTGGCAAGCGTACGCGGGTGTCCCATCTTCGGGACAACCTGACCCGTCGCCTTCGCAGTCGGTTTTGGAGAACGATAGATTCCGCGTGACAATCGAAGAGAAGTAATGTATGATGGTCATGCGCCGGAAAGCAAGCTATCTTCTGCGTCTGTGGGGCACCCGGTGAAACGGGCACGGGCGCATACGGAGAACAGCCCCCTCTGTGATAGTCTTTTCGGTTAGCGCCCTTTGACTTAGCCCCTGTCGCTTGGACACCCATGATGGCAGGGGCTTCTTCGATAAAGGGCGGGCATTCCAAGTCAAAGGAGGAACGTGGCAAAATACTGGGACATATCCAAGACGCTTTCGTACAACTGCCTGTTCAATTTCATCTACGGAATCAGAGGCGCGGGCAAGACCTACACGGGGCTGCAGCACTACGTCAAGCGGTATCTGCGCACGGGAAGACGGTTCATGTACCTGCGGCGCACGGAGGAGGAGCTGAAGAACCTGGCCACCCGCAAAGACGGACGGCTCTTCAACCACGTGCAGAAGGAGTTCCCGGGGCATGCGCTCTGGGCTGAATCCAACATCCTTCATATCGACAAGGAGATATGCGGCTACGCGCAAGCGCTGTCAACGGCGCGCAAGCTCAAGTCCGACGCGCTGGACAACGTGGACACTATCCTGTTCGACGAGTTCGTCATCGACAAGGGGTTCCAAACGTACCTTCCCGACGAGGTGACGGCGTTCTTGGAGCTTTACGAAACCATCGCGCGACCCGGTTCGCGTGATTACGACGTAACCTGCATGTTCTGGGGAAACGCGGTGACCTCGGCGAACCCCTATATGGACTACTTCAAGCTGGAGCTTCCCTACAAGACGGACGTATGGAGGCGCGGCGAGTTCCTGACGCAGATGGTAGCGCCCCCTGAGCTGATCGAAGCGAAGAAGGGCACGCGCTTCTACCAGGCGATAGCGGGCAGCGACTATGCGGCGTACGCTGCCGAGAACAAATGGTTGCGCGACAATCCGAAGTTCATCGCGAGAAAGGGCAAGAATGCCGAATACCAGTTCACGCTCCTTTACTACGACGATGCTATCGGAATATGGCGCGACTACCGAAACGGATGCTATTACGTATCGGAAGACGTTGACCGCCAGTGCCGCCACGTGTTCGCCGCCACGACGGAAGACCATGAGCCGAACACTCTGCTGCTCAAAGGCTTCAAATCCTCGCCCCATCTGGCTAACTTGAAGAAGGCTTACGACATGGGGTGCGTGCGGTACGAGTCCATGAAGCTCAACAACTGGTTTCGGGATATAGTTAGGATGGGATTGTGATGGCGCGGGAGATAGTGCCGCAGCTGGGCGGTAGAAATTGCGTTTACACCTATATGGGGTGGTCGTTGATCACCGCACCCGATTCGCTGCAGTACAAGCTTCGGGCGGATGCCGGCGAGAACTATGATGCAGAGGGATTCGCCGTTATAGAAGGACGATACGTGATCGCATGCACCGAAGCGTTCGGAGGTGTCGGAGACTACGTGGATTTCCAGCTGGACACGGGGTTGATATTGAATTGCATCATCGGAGACGTTAAATCGTCGGGAGACCCTAATTACAGCGAATGGGGGCATCTTTACCCGCCGAATTCGATTAGCGTGATAGAATCGGTCGTGGAGTACTCGAAATGGTATCCTAGCCATGCCAATCCTGGAACGCCGGGGTGCAAGCCCGAATGGGCTGGGAACGTCGTTCTCGCGTTGAACTATGGAAACTACTGGGAAATAGACCCTCCGGGAGGAATCGATATGGCGAGCGTGATCATAATCAGCGCCACTAAAAAAGGCGGCGTTGAGAACGCCTACATTGGGACTATAGGCAACGACGGCTATATATACTTCAACGATATAGACTTCTACAGATTCAAGAACACAGGAACATGGGAGGACAACGTCTACGTGCTGAACCGCACGCGCCGATCCTGGACGAAGACGACCATGTTCACGAAGATCAGCGCGCAGAATCTCAATTCAGGCTCTGGAAGCGTCGCGCCCGGCGGATCAGGCGTTGAGGGCGCGTGCCTTTGGGCGGTGGGAATCGCAGACGACAACAGCCATGGCTACGATCAGCCGACGCGAGACGGAGGCGTTGACTTCGACTGCGCGAGCCTTGTGTCCTGGGCGTTCCGCGAGAACGGATGGGACGTTCCGTTCCCCTCTCCTTCCACCTACACCATGTCCAGCGTGTTCACGGGGCTTGGGTTCAAGAGGTACAACGGGAACCCGGCAGCGTCGGATTTGGTGCGCGGGGACATCGTTCTGTTCGAGGGCGACATATCGGCGGGCACCGGGCACGTGGAACTGTACCTCGGAGACGGGATGCTCGTGGGCGCGCATATCAACGAGTTCGGGGGCGTGGCCGGAGGGCAGCCGGGAGACCAGACCGGGAACGAGATATCGACCGGCGGGTATTACAGGAGCTGGAACTGTTGGCTGAGATGGGAGGGTTAGGATGCTGTCGCATTATATTGCACTTGTAGTAGGCACTATGTTAGGTATCGCTATTATGTGTCTGGTGAGCGGTAATAAATGAACGTTGTTCATTAATTCGAATTATCGCAAAAATTATCACTTGCTTGCTGTATAATACAGTTGTAGGGAGGTAGAAAATGGATGCATTTTTCATTGGAATGATTTTAGGCGCTATGGCAATACTTGTGGTAGAGGCAATGGCTGTGTCGATTGTCAGCATGGTGGATGACTTGAAGAATAGGAGATAATCATGTTTCTGGGAATCCCTATGTTCGCATGGTTCGTGATCGGCGTTATAGTTGTGGCAGTGCTGGTTACCGTGGCGAATTGGTATATCATGTACTGCGTGTTCGACTGGGCAGTGCATCATGTAAAGCATGTTTGGTTGGAAGAAGACTGAATGAAGATGCACGAGGAACAGATAGCAGCATGTCTGATTATGGCGGTCGTCTTGGCCGCCTTACTCATTGTCAAACTGACAGCGCATTGATGAACGATGTTCATTAATTGCATGATTGAGATGACAATTGGAAAATGATTTGGCATGTTGGCATGCGCGGGTTGTAATAGGGCTACAAAATCCACACGACAGATGAATATGGGGGGGAAGAGGGTGTCAGATTCCTAGCATACTATCCC